GACTTGGTTGCAGCTGCAGCAAGCTTGTAGTTTTTACCATTGGTTACTGCAGTACCTGCATTACCAACTGTGTAGTCAGAGTCAAAACCTACACTCCATACATAGTTGGAGCGCTTGTTCAGTACGTCAATTACATAGTTAGTTGAACCATCGGTATTCTTTGCATCAGATGCCAGGGAAAGGTACGGGAATGTTTCGAGAACACTTCCGCGCGTGCCTGTAATACCACCGTCTTCATCAATTACAACAACATGAACTTCGTCGTTAGACGCGTTTAAGTTGGATGTATATGTTGATGTGGTTGGTGCAGCATCGAACGAGGATGCATATGTCCATGCATCGAAGATAGCGTCAGCAGAGTCATATGGACACATTTGAACGCTAATGTTATTACCCAGGGTTCCAGGGTATTTAGCGATGAATGTATGTCCATCAGAATCTAGTGCAGCGAACTGAGTATCAAAATGATCTCTTTCTCTAATAGTTGGAGCGGACGTACCAGCACCAGTATCATATGAGTTAACTGCGTTTGAATCGACTGCGCGAATGACATACAGGCTACTTGAGTATGTCAAGAAAGAATTAGCAACATGGAAGTCGATATTGTTTGTTGTGTCAGGAGTCGTGAATTTAGAAACAAGTGTTGCTTCGTTGTCTACTAAAGTCGGTTTATCTACAGGGCCCCAGTTAAAGTCACCGACAAAAACACCCGTCGTAGTCTGTACGTTAGGTACACCACCGGTGAGGTCGATTTCTTTAATAATTACTGCAGGAGACTCAGAAGGCGCGAATAAAGCCATTTGTTAGTCCTCTTTTTAGTATGAATAATATGTAGACATAATGCGTTTATTTTCAATACTATATTATTTATAATATTATGTATTTTGAGGGTATATATTTATGCCCATTCTGTAGTATCAAGAGCCCACACATCACCATCTATTTTCTCGTATGTAACTTCTTTCTGAACAGGTCCATTGTCAATAATACCGAATGGAACCATTTCTTCTTCTATTCGCCGCATCTTATCTTTATATAACATTTCTTTTACATTGACATCAACAATATCAACAAAGTTATTCTCGGTAGCGAACCATGCAAACGAAACAAGACTCATTACCATATCATCATGGTTACCTTTAGATGCTTCATATGATGTTCCACTTACTTCAAACGTGGATAACTCTTTAATGGTTTCTTCATCACATATTTCAAGTTTACTTTCTTCGATAAGGTCTTTGAGGTTAGAACAACCAACCTTCTTTGTTTTTCTTGTCATTCTCAAGCCGAGTTTATCAGACTTTACCGATGACTCATTGAACATGTTTTCCCATTCAAAGTCAAAATGAAGTCCTGTAGTAACCAACGCGCCTTGGTCATTACTCTCTACAATAATAAATGCTTCATTATATATCTTTGCCCATTTGACTAACTCAGCAGGTAGTAATATAGGTGATATCTTATTGTTTCTAAATGTCGCGACTTGTTTGAATGGAGTAACAGATGCATCAATAATATTGAATGTAGAATAGTCTTGTCCACGACCTTGAGCTACATCAACAGACATAATATAGTCATGACCTTTTATCGGCTCTTCATATACATTTACGTGACCTTTTTCATATATAGGGTTTAATGCCGAGAGTTTGAGTAATGCCTCACCTGATATAAGTGTATCACCATGTCCGAGGAAATCATTACCGAACTCTTGTTTGAACTGTAACATTGATGTATTGGCAATAGTCTCTTCTTTCCATTTCTCATCACGACCTGGGACATCCCACCAGTCAATACGAAACGGTTTATATGAGTTTACACCTTGAACAGCCCCAGTCCATATCTTATGATACGTATTACCAATACCATTTGCGGTTGAGGTAATAATAACTTGAGTAGACTGTCCTGACACGACCACAGGATATGTTGAGGTATAGAATACTGCATCGTTATCAATGAATGCAAACTCATCTAGAAATAGTAGGTTAATAGACATACCACGAATAGACGATGCTGATGTAGACCTGGCCACAATTTTCGTATTATTCGAAAACTCCATTGAACCTTTATTCAATACTCGAGCACCAGGCTGAAGGAAAAACGGTACATTCTCCAAAGCCAATAACAGCCGTGATAACATCTCTCTTGACGTATCACCTTTGTTGGCTAGAATAGCAATGGTTTTATTCGAATGGAATAAGGCATACCATAGAATATAGATAACAGATGAAATGGACTTACCGCTCTGACGACAAGCCAATACAATAGAAAATCTGTTGTTTTTGAAATGCTCAAACATATCCCTTTGATATGGATATAGTTTGAAAGGGACCAGACCTTTATCGAGGTTTACTACCTTGGCATAATTTTCAGCAAAATATACTGGGTCTTGTCTACAACGAATATATTCTCTTTGCTCATGCTCAGTATATTGTTGTTGAATGCCGTCCCTCTTAACATTACTGTTGCCGAGATATCCGAGTGACTCATTCATCTTCTTCGATGACCTTGTCCATATTCTCTAGACGCTTGAGAAAATCAGATGTATCTGAAATGATAAGGTTATTATTCACGGGTTGTTTAGATGTAGTCTCTGACGTGGTGGTGTTAATATCCTTATGCTTCTTATGCATATCCATCAACTTACCAGCATTCTCAGACTGTTGTTTTATCATACCCGTCAACACCTCAATAGCACGAGGATGCTCTGACTCCTCAGCGACACGTTGCGCGAGTTGGAGTCCTTCCTCACCTGACATAAGGAGAGACCTGAGTGTCTTCCTTACGAGGTCGAGGTCTTCATCGTATTCATTATGAACATGTTGTGGTATATCTTTTTTAGGTATAATTTCATTCATATTTTATTTACATTTATTTCTTCTGAGTTGTGTTTTATATGTATTTATGTGTGGTAAATCGTTGCTACATCACCAAATGCGCCTTCATTAGACATTAATTTTACCCTTTAAGAAATTCCAAATCTACCCTTATAGAAATCGAATATAGTAGTTAACTCTGCTGTACTTATTACTCTATTGTAAACCAGAAGCACTGCTACTTCACTATCTGAATATTCACTGGCGTCTCTACCAAATCTACCTAGGCTAATCCCGTTCGGTCCGTTAAAGCCCGCCGCGGCGTTTTGCCCAGCAGGTGCTACGTTATTGTCATAAAAGATTCTAGAATCGCTAGGGTGGTTTTCTCTACATGCATGAATGTGCCAATCAGTGTCAGTACCAGATGAGTTAGCAGTAACCCACGCAGAGGGGTGGTAAACTGATGTGTTATTACCAATCATCCCCAAGAGCCAGTTATTACCATTTGCCGAAGTAACTCTACCTCTAGCGCTATTGTTATTAGTAGCATATCTCTGAATAACAACAACCGAGCAGCTTGATGTGGCTAGGTTTGGTCCGCCACCGGCCCACTGATTAACACCATTAAACTTGAATTTACCGCTATTACCATTAGAATATGTAGGAGAGTTACCAAGGGTGAAGTTATAATTGCCTCTCAAGTCGTACCAAACCGCCCCAGAACCCGGATAAGATGCTTTTACTCCAGCATCAAGGTGTATAATTAAGTTACTAGTAACCGGCATAGTAGAATAGTCAAATTTGCTACCACCACTTATAAAAGGCAAAGGAGCATTGAAAAATAATGACATACTATATATTCTCCATTAGTACGTTATACTAGAGTCAAGACCAACACTCGACAGCACAATATCACTATTACCGAATACCATACCCGAGATAATAGAAATATGACCACCCGAAACCGTTACAGGTAGACCTATATTACCGCTTCCATCCGAGTCAGCATCTCCACCAAAGTGAAGAGTATTAGGCGTATTGGTTACAATAGTCAATGTTCTATCACTAACAGGAGACGTATTATTCTTTACCAACATAGTAAATGATACTCCCCAAGACCAGAGAAACTTCCACCTGTTGCGGTAATAGTAATAGTCTTATCTGAGTCTGTAGTCAAGGATGCTGTATTACCTGAGTCGATATTGAAGGTAACGCCTGCTCCAAGACCACCTTGAGCAAGAGAGACATATCTTGGAATACCTACACCACCATTTAGAGTAACATCAGAAGTAGTGAGTGCTCCAGAGATAGTTGCGTTACTATCAACAGTCAGGTTACCGCCAATAGTCGCACTATTAGAAGTAGTGAGTGTTCCAGAAGTAGTGAGTGTTCCTGTTACATCAACACCCGAGGTTGTTACTCCAATGACTTCACTTCCACCTGCGGAAATACCAATAGTATCAGCACCAGTAGAGAATAGACCTGTATTGGTATCACCTAATACATATGGAATAGGCGCTGCAGCTGTAGTCCCTTCAATAACCGCACTAGAGAATGCGGTGGGAAGTGCTACACTACGTACTGCCAATAGGTCAGAGTCATCCATTACAGCATTCATAGTTATCTGTAAGCTGTTGTCAATAATATAGTCAGCACCTATGCCCTGTTGTAATAGAATACCATTCTTGAATACAT